TATTAGACATAAAATTATCTCCTTCCAAAATAACGACCTCCGAAGAAGTCTATAATATGTTTGATACCAGAACCAACACCACTAGCAACAGATCTAGGAGCGCCTGTAAGACTTTCAAGATTCTTATAAAAATCACGTTCCATAGCTGCCATTTCAGTTTGAATATTAGCAAAAGCAGCAGAAGAATTAGCACTATTAGCAGAAGCAATGTTATTCAAAACACCAGAGCTAAGGTAAGAACCCTGAAGACGAAGGTTTTCAAGCTCCAAATCCATCTTTTCAAGTTCGTAACCAAGGCGCTTTTCATAAGTCTGCTCACGAAGATTCAAATCATTTGCAAGAATACCATTTTGGAGTACTGTTCCATGAGTGCTCTGACGCGTAGAATCGGCTTCTGCGACGTTTTTTTCAATTTGAGATACTGCAAGATTCTCGGCATTCTTAGCCTGCCTTTCAGCGGCACTAGCGGCTCTGGCAGAGTTCATGGTAGAACCTATATCACTCATACCTACAGAAGCAGCTGAAGCTCCAGATATAGAACCGCCTATACCATTAGTTGCGGCAAGAATAGGATTAAGACCAGCCTGGCGCATATCTTCTACAGCCCATTGATAACGATGTTTATAGTTTTCAACGTTCCACGCGTTAGCCTGTGCGGCATTAGCAGAATTATAATGATTCTGAACTGCAGATCCTAAAACAGAACCAGCAATACTGCCTAAAGTATTAGAAAGCCATGACATAAAACCAACTCCTTCTAGAAGTGATCAACAAGACCAGGCGTACCAAACATAGGCATAGGACGCACAGTAGTGTAACGGAAGCCTACATCGAGCAAGAATTCAGGCTCACTGGGAACAGCGATAATACGCTCAATAGGTGGATTTTCGACTATGAATTCTTCGTTAAGGGTTGGAGCATTTTTAAAGAACTGGGACAAATGCCAGACATCAAGATTACCACCAGTTACAGAGCTGCGGAACTTACCTGTAATCTGCGAAGGTTTATAACGATATTCGGCATAACGCTCCTGATAGCCGAAAACAGTAGTATCAGCTTCAGAACCCTGAGCATAGATCTCACGAAGCTCAATAGCCTGTTCGCCAAGATGAGCGAATGTAGGCCAATAAAAATCATAAACAGTAGAGCGAAGCCACATCTTGTTAATGCCTTGCTGGTAAGTAAGATCGGCACGAGCACATACAAAACCAAAAATATAGCCATGCTCAACGAAAGATTTAGTGAAACCATGAAACTTAGCGGCAGTAACACCATAAGCAGAAAGATTGCCTTGAGGAGAAGTGTCGTCAGTTGCGGAAGTCTGCGCTATTGGATTGACATTTACCATTTTGGTAAAGGAGCCGAGAAATTCAGGACGCTGAAGACGAGCGTCCGGAGAAACTACGCCAAAGAAAGAGCGGAGCACTTCTGTATACCGGCTACCACCACGAGCAAGGCGTTCATAGAACTTCTGCATCTGGAAAGCAGTACGAAGACTGTTGATCGTAAAGATGCTTGAAGTGTCCAAATCAACATAAGAATCATTGCCAAGGTAAGTAGAAGCGGATTGAGCAGACAAAGTTACATTTGCATCGCCACTACTGGCAAAACCACCTACGACACTATATTGAGAACCATAATAGTTCTTAAACGTAATAGAACTATTACCAAATGAAGCTCTACGACCGCCTGAAGAAGAGGCATCACCGCCATAAGCTGAAACAGCGGCGAGCTGTTTATCGCTACCATGGAGAAGATAACCAGTAGCAGGTGTCGGGTCAACTATAGAAGCAGTACCGGCAAGACCTATAGAAACGCCAGGTCCTTTCTGTGTCCACGGAAGAGCAGAAGTAAAGTAATCATGACGCTTACCACGAGGCGGACAGGCTAAGCCGGGAACAATACTGGTACCTGACGTGAAAACCCAGGAAGGCTGTTCAGAAGATCGGGAAGAGTTTAAAACTTCGTTAGTATCGCCTTTCTGAATCTTGACCGATTTTTGAAGGTTTTCATCTCTAAACCATTCATTCCAAATAAGGTAAACACCACGAAACGGAAGAGCACTAATATCAGATAAATTACCAGACGTATTCACGGGCAAACCGAAATAGTCCCAAAGAGAGCCTATATAGACATTTTCAGAGTTACCAGTAGCAGAAATGGTAGGGATAACATAATCAGTGCTATCATCAGGGTCTTCCTGCTCAAAGCAGAAGTTCTGCCAATGTTCCCAAACGAGGCGGTTTGGTACAAAAAAGAAAAACCAGTCCAGATAAATATTATCCATGATAGGCTTAATAGGAGTAGCCAAGCGAGCGAAATAATTAACAGACATACGAGTAGTATCGCCAGGCAAAACCTCGTCAACAAATACAGGTATGAGCTTACCTGAATCAAACGTTGTCTTATAAACATGCGAACGGTCGAATTTAGTCCTTTTCATGTACATTGCAGGAGCATCGCTGAAGCGATGTCCTCGAACTCTTATTTTTTTTCGAGCCAAAATTTCACCTTCTTCGAAGTGTAAACCCAATAATTAACCTAAAGCGAATTATTATTAGGTTTTAGATTATTTTTGCGTCACCTACACCAGTTACATCAAGTAAGTAACTGGTGTAGGTGACGCCTATTTTTGTGTATTTTCATTATTTTGTTCTAAAGTGTTACTTTCTTTTTGTGTTTGTTCACTACTTACGGACTGTTGTGGTTCATCAAAGGTATATTTGCTACCATATAGACCTTGTTGTTGGAGATATTCGAGCGTTGCAGGATCATTCAAATGGTCGATGAAATTCATAGGATCGTGACCGAATTTTGCTCGAACGTAAGCGGGTAAACTGTAGAATTCTTCACGAACTCCGGACACAAGCTCAAGCGCTGTACTGTAGTCGCCGGGAAGCGTTGCATCTCCGAACTGCAGGTAAGCGTATTGCGAACTATCGCCGAGATCAAGAGTCATGATACCTTTCTGACCGTCTGCATACTTATTTACGATGTAATTGATATCAGTCTCATCTTTCTCGTCCTGAACTGTGAGAGAGGGCATGGTAAACTCAATACCGCAATGGTCATGTTCTTCTACAGGATCGTAAGCTGTCTTAAATCTCATAATTTCACCTCCTTTCGCAGGCGCCTAGACGCGGCGGGCGTAGCGTACAAAAAAAAGACGATCTCTTGCGAGACCGTCCTTTTTCTGATACGCTCTTTATTAGATTATCATTTAGTAGAGTTATTGTCAACAGTCTGCACATATTCTATGGCGCGACCAACCATGATAGGAATACGGGACTCGTCACAATTCTCAACGTAATAGCGACCGTCGCTGTCACCGAGATTGCCAACATAATAAAGAGAAAAGTCTTCAGGATACTTTTTAATAAGCATTTTATCATCGTTAACTATACCTTCAAAAGCTCGCAGAGCGAGCATATCGTTGTGATAAACCTGCGGAGGGCTGAACTGTTCAGCCTTGGAGTCATAAATGGAATAAAGTCTCAGCGGAACCATCTCCTTTTCTAAATGCAATTAAATACCTACGAATCATAAGATAAAGCATAGATGATATAACAAAATAGTCATTATCAAGGCGAATAACTCTAGAATCATCAGGTTTAAGACGGTAAGCGGCATATTTACTACCACGAAAAGAGTAGTCAAAAGAAATATTACGCTCACGACAGAAATTTTTAACAGCTTCAAGTTCAGTAATAAGCATCACCTCATTTCTGACTAAATGATAACACAGTCATAATACCTTGTCAAGCTTTCTGCCAAGAAAATGCTTATATTTACCTTCCTGAACACGACAGCGATCAACCAAACGCTCAAAAGTATTGTTCTCCAAATTATGAAGCATCTTCTCAATACGGTTATTACGAATATATTCCATCCAGTGAGGATGCGTTTCGTCAAATTTTTTGTCGTAATAACGAGGAGGACGCATCTTTTTGCCGTTGATAACAACATAATCATTGGCATAGCATTCTTCACCGTGATCTTGGAGCCATTTAGCACCTATGCCGGGCCGATTGGAAGCAACCATGAATTCAGGAATACGACCTTTATAGTGAGAAGGAGCATCTTTACCTGTCTGCTTTTTAACTATATAGCGAGCGACATAGGCAGCAGAATCAAAGCTAAACTCACCAATAAGATGCATACCGTATTTCCATACTTTGGCAAAGCGAGAAGAAGTATAAGTATTATAACCATCTGTACGGAACCGAAGAATTTTGTCATCAAAATCAATATTAAACAAAATGTAATGATAATGGGGGCGACCATGAAGTTCACCATATTCACCACAGCCAAGAAAGCGAATACCACTGCCATACTCACGACGAAGATTTTTCATAAAAGTCTGATGAAATTTCTTGCTTAAACTTTTATCACGTGGCAAATGATAATCGTCAAAAGTGCAAGTAACGAAATAAGCAAAAGACGAAGAACGGGCTTCGTGAACAGCACGGACAGCCCACTGTCTACTATTTTCGAGACGACAACCGATGCATTGTTTACAAGAACAACGAATGAAACGGCTATCGCTAGCAAGCTCAGGGTGAGAGGCAAGGCTACCGTAAAAACTATAATGTTGTTTTCCATTTTTTGTAATCGCTCCCTCAACTGGGTACATAAGAATAGGATTATAACAAACCATATTAATCACCTGTACCGATTGTATCAGGATTAAGTCAGAATGTCAAATCCTAAATCCACCTCGTCCTACTCTTTTAAAATTTCTACGTCTAGATCTGGAGGTACGCCGGAAAAGACGACGAGAACCTCGTTTAGATAAGCGACGACGTCTCATTTAGCATCCCTCCAAGAACCGAAAAAACGGCTAGTTTTTTTAGAATCATTCTTATTAGCAACTGGCTCAACAAGTTGCGCAACATCAGTTTGAAAGTCCGAAGCAACCTTTTTAGCAGTCACGGTATTAGAAGAAGCTTTGCCTTTCAGAGCTTCGATCAGATCTACAACTTCCTGAATAAAAGGGACAACAACAGAAACGATAAAAGTAAGAATCATAGTAGTTTTATTAGACATAAAATTATCTCCTTCCAAAATAACGACCTCCGAAGAAGTCTATAATATGTTTGATACCAGAACCAACACCACTAGCAACAGATCTAGGA